CCGGCGAGCTGGTGTCTGCGCTGGGTGTTTCCCCTGCGAAGATTGACCGGGAAGGCAACTATAACGTCAAGGTGGGCTTTGCCGAGCCGCGCTCCGATGGCCGGAGCAATGCCATGATCGCCAACGTGCTGGAATATGGCAAGAGCGGCCAGCCTGCCAAGCCTTTCTTAAAGCCTGCCCGCACCGCCTCCCGCGCTCCCTGCATTGCGGCCATGAAGCAGAAGTTTGAGCAGGAGGTGGGGAAAATTTGAGCCTGTTGGAAGATTTGAACGCCTGCCTGCTGCCTTTGGGGATACCCATTGAAACCGGCATTTTCAGCGATACCCCGCCGGACGAATATCTGGTGATAACGCCCCTTGGGGACAGCTTCGGCCTTCATGCGGATAATGCGCCGCTCTATGACGTGCAGGAGGCCCGGTTGTCCTATTTCAACAAGGGCAGCTATACCAAACAGAAAAATGCAATGATCCGCGCCCTGCTGGGTGCGGATTTTACAATTACAGACCGCCGGTATATCGGCCATGAGGACGACACCGGCTTTCATCATTACGCCATAGACGTGGCGAAACATTACGGAATGGAGGATTGAATACATGGCGACGATTGGACTTGACAAGCTGTTTTACGCCCCGATCACCGAGGACGAAAACGGCGACGAAGAATACGGCACTCCCGTCATGCTGGCCAAGGCAATGACCGCAGAACTTTCGATTGAGCTGAACGAGGCCACGCTCTATGCGGACGACGGCGCGGCGGAAATCGTCAAGGAGTTTAAGAGCGGCACCCTCTCCCTCGGTGTGGACGATATTGGCGTGGCCGCCGCCGAGGCGCTTACCGGGGCCAAGATTGACGCAAACGGCGTTCTGATCTCCGCCAGCGAGAACGACGGCGCACCGGTGGCGGTGGGCTTCCGCGCCCGCAAGTCAAACGGCACTTACCGCTATTTCTGGCTGTACCGGGTGAAATTCGCGGTGCCTTCTACAAATCTCACGACCAAGGGAGATTCCATCGAATTTTCCACCCCCACCATTGAGGGGACGGTCATGCGCCGCAATAAGCTGGACGGAAAGAATGAACACCCTTGGAAGGCCGAGGTTAACGAAGATGATGCTGCGGTGGAGGCTTCTGTTATTAGCGGCTGGTACACCGAGGTTTATGAACCGGATTATACGGAGGATGTTGCATGATGGAACAGAATGAAAGAGCCGCCGCGATCCAGATCGGCGGGGAAACCTACGAGCTGCTGCTGACGACCAGAGCCACCAAGGAGATCGCCAAGCGATACGGCGGGCTGGAAAACCTCGGAACCAAGCTGATGAAATCGGAAAACTTTGAGATGGCGCTGGATGAGATCATCTGGCTGATCGTCCTCATGGCAAACCAGAGCGTTTTGGTCTATAACCTGCGCCACAAGGAGGAGCCGAGGCCCCTGCTCACCGAGGAGGAAGTGGAGCTTTTGACCTCCCCCTTAGAGCTGGCGACCTATAAGGACGCGATCATGGAGGCCATGTTCCGGGGAACAAAGCGGAACATTGAAAGCGAGGCCGATCCAAAAAACGTGCCGGTCGGGTAAGCGACGAGGAGTTGTTTACCCGGCTGATTTATTATGCAACGGTTCCTCTGCGCCGCTCTGAGGAGGAGGCGTGGCTGATGCCCTTCGGGTATTTGCTGGATTTGTGGGAGTGCCACAAGCAGTTTACCGGGATCAGCAAGCCGAAGCGGGAGCTGTTCATTGACGACATTATCCCTGCGGGGATTTAAGGCTGTTTTCGCCGGAGGGAGGTGGTATCTGTGGCGGACAACTTTGGGCTGAAAATCGGTGTTGAAGGCGAAAAGGAATTTAAGAAGGCCTTGGCGGAGATCAACCAGACCTTTAAGGTGCTGGGCTCGGAAATGAACCTTGTGGCCTCACAGTTTGATAAGCAGGATAAATCCGTGGAAGCCCTTTCCGCCCGGAACCGCGTCCTCAATCAAGAAATTGATACCCAGCGGCAGAAAATCAGCACCTTGCAGCAGGCACTGGAAAATGCCACAAATTCCTTCGGGGAAAATGACCGGCGCACAAAGCAATGGCAGACGCAGCTCAATAATGCGCAGGCCGCCCTGAACGATATGGAGCGGGAGCTGGCGCAGAATGAGCGGGCCATTGACGAGCTGGGGGATGAATTAGAGCAATCCGGCGATCAGGCAGACGACTTCGGGGATGAACTGGAAGGCGCGGCCAAGGATGCGGATAACGCTTCCTCCAAGTTTGATAAGGTCGGCTCGGTAGTCAAAGGCATGGGTGTGGCGATTGGCGCGGCGGTAGTTGCTGCGGGCGCTGCCCTTGCCGGGCTTACTAAGAGTTTTCTCGACCTTGCGGAGTCTACACGGGAATACCGGGAGGATCAGGCCAAGCTGGACGCGGCCTTTATTACTGCCGGTTTTACCACCGAGCAGGCCAGCGAAGCCTATAAGTCTTTTTATTCCATTCTTGGCGAGGAAGATCGAAGTGTTGAAGCGGTCAACCACCTTGCCAAGCTGTGCGACACCGAGGAGGAGCTGGCACAGTGGACGGACATTGCCGCTGGCGTATGGGCCACCTTTGGCGACAGCCTCCCCATTGAGGGCTTGACCGAGGCGGCCAACGAAACCGCCAAGACAGGCCAGATCACCGGTTCCCTTGCCGACGCGCTGAACTGGGCCGGTGTTTCCGAGGACGCTTTTCAGGCTTCTCTGGATTCCTGCAACAGCGAGCAGGAACGGGCGGCTCTCATTACCGATACCTTGAACGGGCTGTATGAGGAGGCTGCGGAAAATTACAAAGAGCTTAACGGTGATGTAATGGAGGCCCAGCGGGCGCAGGCGGAATTGACCGATGCCTACGCGGAGCTGGGCGCTATTGCGGAGCCGATTATGACAACGCTGAAATTCATGGCGGCAGACGTATTGCAGGCCATGCTCCCTTTTGTGGCCCTCATGGGCGAGGGCTTGCAGGGTGTTCTGGAAGGAACGGCTGGCTCCGCAGAAACCTTCGCAGAGGGCCTGAGCGGTCTGGTCGAGGTTCTGTTGGAAAAGGTATCCGCCATTGTTCCTGCTATCGGGCAGGCGGTACTTGCCAGCCTTCCCGCCTTGCTGGACGCTGGCGTGGATATTATTGTGGCTCTGGCAAACGGGATTGTTGCGGCCATGCCGCAGATTGCCAGTGCAGCGGTCACAATCATTTTGGAATTGACAAACGGCCTGCTGGCCCTATTGCCGCAGCTTATTGAGGCGGCGGCGCAAATGATCGCAACGCTGGCCCTTGGCATTGGCGAGGCACTCCCGCAGCTCGTTCCCACCATTGTGCAGATATTGATGACGGTGGTTCAAACACTGATTGCCAATCTACCCCTTCTCTTGGAGGGGGCCTTGCAGCTTGTGACGGGGCTGGCGCAGGGAATTTTGAACGCCATCCCGGTATTGGTTGAGGCGCTGCCCGCCATCATTGTGGCGATTGTGGAGTTTATCGTCGCCTCTATCCCACAGATCATCGACGCAGGTATTCAGCTATTGACCTCGCTGGTGGCGGCCCTGCCGGACATTATCACGGCGATTGTGGCGGCGATCCCACAGATTATCGAGGGCTTGGTGACAGAAATCCTCGGCAGCATCCCCCAGCTCATAGACGCAGGGGTGCGCCTGTTAGTTTCCCTTATTCAAAATCTGCCGACCATCATTACGACCATTGTGGCGGCAATACCGCAGATTATTTCCTCGCTGGTGAACGCCCTGATTAACAGTATCCCGCAGATCATTCAAGCAGGCGTTCAGCTATTCGTGTCGCTGATTAAAAACCTGCCCACCATCATTGTGGAGATAGTAAAAGCGGTGCCGCAGATTATTGCGGGAATCGTCAATGCCTTTACTTCCTCCATGGGCCAGATCGTCAATGTGGGTAAGAACATTGTGCAGGGCCTGTGGTCGGGTATCCAGAGCCTTGCAGGCTGGATTTGGGACAAAGTTTCCGGCTGGATTTCCGGGATTTGGGATGGAATTTGCAGCTTTTTTGGCATCAATTCTCCCTCAAAAGAGATGGCTTGGGTGGGTGAAATGCTCGTCAAGGGCCTTGCCGGTTCTATCGAGGACAATGGCGGGCAGGCGGTATCCGCCGCCGAGAAAATGTCCTCGGACATTGACGGAGTAATGAATAAGCTGGCGCAGGATATGCAGACCGCGATCCCCACCGACTACCAGCTCAATGCCAACGCAAATGTGACGGGCGGCGTGACCGGCGCAGCCTTTGCTGCCGCAAGCGGCGGCCCGCTGGTTATGGTACAGCAGATGATCGTGCGCAGCGAGGATGACATCCGACGGATTTCTCAGGAGCTTTACAATCTCATGCAGGTAGGCTCCCGCGCTCAGGGACGGATTATTACTGCTTAGGGGTGCCCCGCAAAGCCGTGAGGCTTTGTGGGGAGAGGAGGAGCAGCGTAATGAACGAGCTTTTGCGCTTGCGCGGAAGCGAGCGATATGGAGCTTGTGACGACGAAAGGAGGTGTGCCTTTGGGCTTTCAATACAACGGAATTACTTCTCAATCTATGAATATCAAGGCCCACCTGACCGGCTGGCAGATGGTTCCGAGCCTTCGGAGCAATACGGAAACTGTCCCCGGAAAAGCGGGCCTTGCAGATTTTGGGGCCGACAGCGGAGAGCGGTATATCGACGTGGCCTGCAATGTCTATCCGCAGAAAACCTTTGCGGATATGGTGGCGGTGCTGGATCAGGTGGCCGCATGGCTCGACCCTACGGCTGGCACAAAGCAGCTTGTATTGGACGATGTGCCAGACCGGTATTTTTCCGCCCGGCTCTCCGATACGGTGGACTGCGAGCGGCTCCTTCGGGCTGCCGGTTCCTTTACCTTACGTTTTCTCTGCGCTGACCCTTACGGCTATGCGCTGGACGATGAAACCTTTACCTTTTCGCAGACCGGCCAGCATGAAGTAGAGCGAGAAACCGGCAACACAGATTCCGAGCCGGTGTATGCCTTAAAAGGAACAATCTCCTCCGGCGCGATTTTACTCTCCACAAATGGCGAGGCGCTGCGCGTGGTCGGCCCTCTGGCGGCTGGCGAGATTTTGGTGATTGATACCGGGCTGGTGACGGCCAAGGTAACGGACAGCGCAGGTAATACCCTGCGCAATGGCCTGCCTTGTCTGGAAGAACTGAACTTCCCGCTGCTCCGCCGGGGCCTCAATGCCCTTTCCATTGCCACCGAGGGCAGCGCGGTTTTCACGGAGCTTCATATTCAGGCCAAGAGCCGGTGGAGGTAGGGTATGGCAGTAAAAACAACTTTGACCTTGCAGGAGGATTTCACCGGGGAATTTCCAGCCGCATGGGCAGGCTCCGGCCTGTGGCGTTTCAACGAGTCCGAGCCGGACAGCAATGACCGGCTGATAGATTCCTCCGGCCATGGCAGGGGCTTCAATATTATCCATTGGAGCGGAACCACCGCCAACATGATGAAAGGCTGGCGCGGGTATTATTTCCGCTTGAACCTTAATAACCCCACCTCGGAGAAAACATATCTTCAAGCCGTGAATGACGGCTCGATTTTCTCCTCGCTGGGGGAACGGATCGTGGTGGGCGGCTGGATGAACCCCACCACTTACTCGGTAGGAAATACCTTCTGCCCGATTTTTAACACAAGGCAGGGGCCGGGCCAGCCAATTCTCTACCTTTCGCTGTATCAGGGGCGGCCTCGCCTCATGCTTTATAATTCCTCCGGCTCTCTTATTTTGGACGAGTCCGTAACGCCTCCGTTTTCTCTGGTGAATAACGGCTGGTATTTCCTCGCCGCTGTGATCGAGCCAGACGCATACAAAGCCTGCTATGTGGTAGGCGACCGCAGCAGCGGTACAGTCTGGATTTCCGGCGAGCTTACTATCGAAGGGGAGCTGAACCGTTCCTGTACCGCCGACCTCATCATGGGGATGCACGCGGATACCTATTATTATGCGGGCGGTTTTGACGATTGGTTTCTGGATACGGACTCCGACCTGACGGCGGAGGATCTGGCGGAATATTTCAAGGCCACCCTCTTTGCCAACGGCGGCGACCTGTCCGGGGATGTGGATGCGCTCACCGAACCGGGCAGTGTTACCCTTAGAAGCTCGGATGGGGCCTATCCGGCCAGCGGGCAGCTCATTACCAAAGCAGCCGCCTGCTCCCTCTCCGGTACAGGCCGCGTGGCTACGACCAGCGAATATACGGCAGGTGTGACTGCCATTGAGCAGGTAGAAACCTCCACCTCGGACGACTTAGAGGAATGGTCTGGCTGGCAGGCCATTGGCCCCAGCGGTGAGCTGCAATCCCCGAACCGCCAGTATATCCGCTTCCGGGTGACGCTTGCTACCGAGGATGCCAGCCGAACCCCGAAGCTGCTGGAAATCCAGCTCCATGATATACCAAAGGCTCCCTATGAAAAGCTGGGCTTTGCCCGGCCTGTGGTGCTGGACGCAAACGGCGCGTGGGAGGCGGTTCTGGAAAATGCCTTTGATATTGTTGTCACCAGCGAAGTCAACGGGGCTGATACCATGGAATTTTACCTGCCCTTCCACGATCCGAAGCGAGCCTTATTGGATAATGAAAAGCAGGTGCAGATCGTCAACGATATTTACCGCATACGAACCCTCACGGATACGAAGGACACCGATGGCCGGATCGTTACACAGGTTTACGCAGAGGCGGCCTTTTACGATCTGTCTTTCTCCGAGGAGAAAGACACGGTGGATTTTAACGCGGATACTGCCAAGGCTCCCATGCGCCACGCGCTGGATGGCACCGGCTGGTCGGTGGGAACGGTGAATGTCACGACCAAGCGGACGTGGCAATGCACCGAGAAAAACGCCCTTTCTATTCTGCGGGCCACGCAGAATATCCACGGCGGCGACCTCATTTTCGATTGCCCGAACCGGCTCGTCCACCTGCTGACCTTTGGCGGCAATGACAGCGGCGCTCTGTTCGCTTACCGGAAAAACCTGAAAAGCATTGAGCGGGTGGTGGATACCCGCAGCCTTGTGACGAGGCTCTATGCCTATGGCAAGGACGGGATGACCTTTGCCTCGATCAACAATGGCAAGGAATATGTGGAGGATTTCACCTATACAGGCGAGGTGCGGATTTCTACGCTGGACTGCTCGAACTTCACCAATCCCTATCAGATGCTGGAATTTACCGAGATGCGGCTGGCGCAATACTGTAAGCCCCGCGTTTCCTATGTCCTCTCTGCCATGGACTTGTCGGCCCTGACCGGATATGAGCATGAGGCGTGGGCGCTGGGCGACATTGTGACGGTAGACGACAAAGACCTCAATCTTTCGGTGAAAACCCGTGTGGTGCGCCGCCAGTACAACCTGCAGGAGCCATGGAAAACGGTGCTGGAATTATCCACCACTCTCCGGGAGCTGGGGGATTCCTCGGCGCAATGGGATAAGGCCGCTGATGTGCTGGCCTCTACCGATGTAATTGACCGGCAGGAAGTAAAGGACATGGTTCCTTTCAACCATCTGCGCAATTCCCGCGCCGACAGCGGCATGAACTACTGGACGAACTCCGGCTTTGAGGTGGACGCGGAAAATGGTGTTTCCGGTACAGCTTCTTTCAAGGCGGAGGGTGTTTTGGGAATGACAAAGAGCCTCGCGCAGACGGTCTATCCGGCCAGCCGCCGCAGCTATACCTTCTCGGCGCAGATCGCCTCGGAGGATTTGCAAAAAGGCCCCAGCGGGCAGGTCGGGATTGAAGTAACCTTTGAATATGAGGACGGCACCACGGAAACGCGGTTCATCGACCTCTTTTAATATAGAAGGGAGCGGCCTATGGCTTTTTTCACGCAGACTGCTACCGACTTATCCCCCAAGGGCTACGGGCGGCTTCACTCCATTACCGTCCGGCTGTGTATCACGGATTGCACCGGCAAGGTGTATTTTACCGACATAATGGTGCAGGGCGGCTCCATTGCTACCGGCTGGGTGGGCCATCCCAGCGAAATCCAGTGGACGCTGGACGGATAAGGAGGCAGGCGTGGCAGAATTTACACGATTTTCAGAAACAATCCTGACAAAGCAGGATCAGCGGGTGGTGAGCATTACCGTCAAGCCGGTGATCTCTGATTGTACGGGCCGGATTTACTTCACCGACCTGATGGTACAGGAAGGCGACCGGCTGACCGGTTATGTGATCCATACGGAAACCCTGCTGCAAAAATACCGGGAGAACGGGACCGTTGTTCCGCCCCGCTTTTATAACGGCGTGGTGCGCTCGGCGGAAACGGCGGTGCTGTTTAACCTCGGCTCTGATACAGCGGGGCTGGACTGCTACCTCTACCCGGTGCAGGATATGGCGGCTGGCAGCATTTCTCTCGCGCTGGGAGCGGGCGCACATAAGGCGGCCTTTCCGGCGGCGGTAAGCGCCGGGGACGAGCTGGCGCTTCTGGCTTCCTCGCGGGAATGTTTGAAGAATGGGCTGCCCACAGAAAAGCGGGGCTTCTTTCAATATACCGCTGCCGGGGACAGCAAGCACCCGGTTACTTTGGAGGAGGGCAAGTCTGCCCGGCTCCTCTTTGTCTTTCAAGAAATGCAGGAAGGAGGCGACGCGCTGTGAGGGACTATCTGCAAGGCAGGCGCTGTATGGTCTGGTCGTTCATGCAGAACGCTCGGATGTATGAGGCCCTGCGGGACTATGGCGACCGGCTGGATACGGTGGGGATTTTTACCTTTGAGGTGGATGCCACCGGAACGCTCTCTGAAACCGGCACCAGCATTTCCTCCATGATGGCCTACATCAACAAGTGGCCCCATATCCACTGGATGCTGACCGTGATGAACCACGGCACCGCCAGCATTTTTACAGCCCTGCGCAATAACACAAACGGGGCAAAAGATAAGTTTTTAACCGAGCTGGTGCGCATTATGGAAAAATACCCGTGGTGCGCCGGAGTGGACATTGATTTGGAGCGCGGCGGCGGGTATGAAAACCGGGAGGCCGCAAACAGCCTGTTCCGGGATATATACCAGACGGTCAAAGCCTACAATCCCTCCAAGCTCGTCAATATCTGCCTGCCCGGCATGACTGGCGTTCAGGGCAGCGTGGGCGGTGAGAATTGGTGTGTCTATGCCGATCTGAACCCTTACTGCGACACTGCCTCCATCATGTCTTACGGCATGGCGTGGGCGGGCAGCGCCCCTGGCCCCGTATCCCCCCGGAGCTGGTTGGAAGGAATCTATGATTACGCAGTCACGGCCATGTCGCCGGGGAAGATTTTCATGGGCCTGCCCGGCTACGGCTGGAACTGGCAGATATACGACACCCCGGAGAACTTGGGCGAAACCTACCGGGGGATTTCCAACACTTACTATGCCGCCAAGCTCTGGATGACTGGCGGCTATAACTTTACCGGGGATGCGCCGCCCCAGCCCATGATCCCCATTATTGCCTATTGGGATGATGTGGATATGGTTCCTTGGGCGCTTCCGCAGGTGTATGACTACATGGAAGGCTGGGACGCGGCCTCTGTGGCTTCCCCTATGCAGAAGGAGGTTTACAACCGCAGGCGGTATTTGACCTGTTACGGGAAAGAGCAAAAGACCTCCTTCGGTACGATCTACATTGACCGTGGCGGCAGCACACCGGATTCCTACACCGGGCTTGCCACTGTGTCCGATTACATGACGGTTCTCGGTGAGGACGCGACAGCAACCTTTCATTTTACGATTGAGCAGGCTGGCACCTATGACATAGCGGTGCGGCTTGCTTTTCCGTTTTGGGATAAAAACGCGCTGGATGTGGCTGTGGACGGAAGCTCCAAGACCTTCTCAGAGAGCCGCCTGTGGTGGCCGTACTGGCGGCGCACCTGCTGGCTTTCCTTTGCTACCGGCATAAGCCTCTCCGCAGGCCGCCATACGCTGATAATCAGCGGCGGTGTTCCCGGTGTGCAGTTTTACGGTTTCCGGGTATGCAGCAGCTTTTCCGAGGAGCCTTCCGCCGGTGAGGCGGCCTTCACCCTTTCGCCCCGGCAGTTTCTGGACGTAAACGGCGATCCGGCCACCCCGGACAAAGGCTTTAAGCTCACCTGTGAAATGCTCCGGCGCAAACCGGACTCGGCGTTGGTCTGGTATGAGGATTTCAGGGATGATACCCCTCTGCCGGACAGCTATTGGACGACGCTCTCCGGGGAATGGTCGGTGTGGCGGG